TCTGGTGTCTCCCAGGTCCTCAACCGCCTGTCGTATAACGCCACGCTCTCCCATATCCGCCGTATCCAGACGCCAGTCGAGAAGTCAGGCAAGCTCCTGGCTCCACGCAAGCTCAACGGGTCATCATGGGGGTTCGTGTGCCCCGTAGAGACTCCAGAGGGTCATTCGGTCGGCATCGTGAAGACGATGAGCTTGATGTCTACCGTCTCATCTCACGTCCCCTCCTTCGTGGTCCTGAACCGCCTCAAGGATATTGGGGGTGTGGTCTGGGTCGAGACGATGTGGACGACCGGACAAGTCGCAATTCTCGTGAATGGAGTCATTGTGGCCTACACGAACTCCCCAAAAGAGGTTCACGCCAAGCTCAAGGCTTCAAAGCATTCCGGCGATATCCATCCACACATCTCCATCGCCTGGAACATTATGCTGAACCGTATTCTGATCGAGACGGATGCTGGCCGCCTTGTTCGTCCGATCTTCCGTGTCGTGGACGGCAAGCTCCTGCCCAAGCCCGCCTCGAATATCTGGGACGACTGGGTGCGGTCGTGTGTCGAGTACGTCGATGCCAACGAGTCCGAGGTCATTCGCATCGCGATGTTCCCATCTGAGGTGACATCCGAGCACACGCACTGCGAGATTCATCCACACATGATTCTCGGTCACATGGCCTCTATCATTCCACTGTCAAATCACAATCAGTCGCCTCGTAACGCTTACCAGTCTGCGATGGCCAAGCAGGCCATGACGCTGTACGCCTCGAACTATCATCGGCGGCTGGATAAGGCCGCGTACCTCCTGGCATCTCCCCAGCGTCCGATCGTAGAGACGCAGATTATGAGTATCCTGAACATGCACAAAATGCCGTCTGGATGTAATGCCATTGTCGCGATCGCGTGTTACTCGGGATATAACCAGGAGGACTCCGTGATCCTCAATCGTGGATCCCTCAAGCGTGGGTTCATGCGGGGGTACTACTATACAGTGTACAAGGACGAGGAGCACCGCAATGTAGCCAGCGGTCGGGAGGAGCGGTTCTCCAAGGCCAGGCACGAGAACACAAAGGGGTACAAGAACACCTCGTACAACGCCATCCAGGAGAACGGCATTCCCATCAAGAACGCTATTGTCCAGGAGAACGATGTCGTCATCGGCAAGGTCGTCAATCTGCGAAGCGACCCCCACGGGTACCTGTACCGCGATCTCTCGACGACACACAAGAACTCGGAGCCCGCTCGTATTGATGGAGTGTGGCAGGATAAGAACTCGGACGGGTACCCGTTCGTCAAGGTCCGCGTGATCTCAGAGCGTATCCCCCAGATCGGCGACAAGTTCGCGTCGCGTGCTGGGCAGAAAGGTACGTGTGGCATGATCCTGGATGAGTGCGATATGCCCTTCACGGCTTCAGGCTTGCGTCCCGACATCATCATGAACCCTCACGCCATTCCTTCTCGCATGACAATCGCCCAGTTGCTGGAGACAATGTACAGCCGTATCGGGGTCCGCACAGGCAATCTGGGCGACGGTACGCCCTACTCCCATCTCGGAATGGAAGATCTCAAGATTCACATGACCAATCTGGGACTCCATCCGTACGGCAATGAGATCATGTACAACGGCCAGACGGGCGAGATGATGGAGGTTGAGATCTTTATGGGCACAACACATTACCAGCGGCTCAAGCATATGGTCATCGACAAGGCCCATTCCCGTGGCCGTGGTCCAATCGTATCACTCACCCGCCAGCCATGCGAGGGCCGAGCCCGCGATGGCGGTCTGCGTGTGGGCGAGATGGAGCGAGACTGTTTCATCTCGCACGGTGCGGCCGTATTCACCAAGGAGCGACTGATGGATGTCAGCGATCCCTTCAATGCCGGAGTGTGTACTGGCTGCGGGTCTCTCGCTACAATCAATGAGAAGGATCATCTCTATGAGTGTAGGTCGTGTGGTGCTAAGTCTGGGCTAGAGGATAAGACGATTCCTTACGCTGTCAAGCTCTGGCTACAAGAGTTGGAGGCAATGCACATCTCGCCTAAAATGATTTCGCCCGCTTAGTCTGGCGACGACGACGTCCCGCCACCTTTTTGGTTTTACGGCGACGGCCAGCTGTTTTTGACTTGTCGCCTGAAAAGAGGGAAACCAGACCCTGAGCGGCCTGAGCAACAGTTGCTTCGGTCGTGGATAGAGGAAGAGCTGTACGCAGGGGGGCCAGAGAGGCACGGCGGCGGTGGACAGGAGGAATTGATAAGGCCGCACGGACTTCGGGTTTCAGTTCACGTTTCATGGCATCCAGTTCTGCGTCGAGCAGAGCAATCGCCTCCCGCTCCTTTTCCATATCTGCCATGAACTCCTTCATCCTCGAGTCTGTGACAATCGGCTTGATGGCCTCCCAGATCGTCTTGCCGTCCAGTGCCAGAAGGCTTTTCCCACCCTCAATCAGCTTCTCACGCAGGACGTAGACAATATACACGCAGAACAGGGCCACTCCCGTCTGTCCCGCAATCACGCCACTTCCAGCCGCAACCTGAGCAGAGAACTCAAGGGCGGTCAGGGTGTTCGTGAACAATGTTCCAAAGGTCGGCATGGCAGCAGAAACCTTGATGAGGCCGTTGACCACAGCTGTTCGCAGACCCTCGTTGACTCCTACCACGACCGCCCCCGCCGCTGAAGCCCACTTGAGTGCCGCCACAATATCCACCGGCTTAGCTTCGGCCTCCGCCGACTTGGCCTCAATCGCCGCCGCTATATCTGTAGTGATCTTGTCGACTGTGGTGGCTCCACGACGGCACTGTGTCGTGAAAAACTTGGAGATCGCACTCCCCAATTCACGGAAGCCGCCACCGACCTTCCTCCGCCGCCGGCCGCCAGATGCTCCTGGCTCCGGGACACCCAGACCCACAATGGCCTCGGACATAACATCCGCCAGCTCGGGATCACATCCCCCGGCGTAAACTCCAGCAATCGTAGCTAGAACTTCATCCGCGGATGTAGGGATCCTCGCCCTTGCTGCTGAACCGTACTTGTGCAGCAGTGTCACCAGCCACTCTGGGCGATTCCCAGATGGAATTTGAATACCCTTGGATTTGGCCAGATCAATGAGAGCGGCCACCGCAGATTGGCCGGAAGATGACATTATTCATTAAGCAGAAGATATTGTGTAGATGTAGTTGTTGGATAGTCCATCGTACGAGGTGAACGAAAGCTGGTTCTGGCTGCTCAGAATCGGAGATGTATAAATAGTTCCCGATATGTTGTTGTACACTGTGCCGTTCACAGTATTGTTCGCTATGACTATACTGGGATACGTTGAGGGGGGTATGTACTTATACACGTACCCTGGAGTTCCGCACACGTACAGCGAATTTGTGCTATCTATGATAGGAGTCGTTCCTGGTACAATATTACTTTCACCAGACTTCCAGAACTGCGTGACGTTTCCTCCATTCGAGTCAATGTATGCGTTCGCGACTCCTAGAAACCCGCCAGCGGCGTAAAGTCGATTCGCTGTCGTTGTGAAATACACCCATGTCGTACCGACTTGATCCGTAAACAGGAGGGGGGTTGACTGAATTGATCCTATTCCCGAGAGTGTGATAATACTATCGCTCGATCCTCCTCCTCTCGTGATGGTCTTATCGATCACGTAAATTTTTGATCCCTCGAACGTCGCCAATAAATTGCCGCTAATGAATGGAGTTTGTTGAATTGGAAGTGTGCCTCCGGTCGAATATGACCAATAAAATGATCCGCCGTTCACGCTGTACGATACAATATTTCCTCCAATCGTTCCCGCAAACAGGGATATACCGTCGGTTGTCAAAGAACTTTTGAACTGGTCATTGGCGAGAGTTGATGCCCATACGTTGCTCCAGTTTGTTATATTCCATGCCGTAATCGTATTGCCGTAGGCCAGAACAAGGAGAGACTGTGAATCTATGAACACAGGTGCCCCAGCAATCTGTTGATTAAACGTGTAATTGAATACCGGAGTCCCGTTCTGATTGATAACAATCAACAGTCCAGGATCTGTTACGAACGACGCAAGACCCGTTGCGGATACGACGACGGGGGTTGATACTGCACCCGACTGTCGGAATGTAAACTGAACTGACGGAGATACCGTTTCACCCGAGGTCGTAAGAACGGTCAGAATTCCAGAACGAGCCATCGAGTAAATGTACCCCTGGGGTCCAAATACGAGAGGCGTAATGACGCGAGTGTTCTGTGTATCGACGACAGTTACGGCCGCAATCGTAGATGGAGGACGCAGGGAGGTCATTGTTCCGCTACTTACAAATCCCTGGGTATACTGCGTCGTTGCGGTTTCTACGGGGTACACAGGGTCAACGGGTGGAGTAGGTGGATTGCTTCCACCAGGAAATACACGACTCGGAGGAATCGTGGGACACAGAATCGTTGCGACGTTGATACATGATAAGCGAACATCGGCAGGGGACGCTCTTTTCGTCGGTACACGCTGCGGAGGCAAAAATGACCAGTATTCTGTGGGGTTGAAGGGAATGACGGCTTTCTTACAGAATCCAGGTTGGGGGAGACCGCAGTTTACGAATTTCTGTTGGGGTACTTGGGCGGCAATTGTAGACCGAACAAAGGGCTGGAACACAACTTTGGTGAACAGTTGATTGTTGTATGGATCCAGGCTGGAAATGTATAAGTTTCCGTTGGGATCAAGTAGGATCTGGTTCGGGTATATGAATTGGTACCCCCTTGCCGAAGTTCCTAAGGTATTGCTCCCGCCACCAGCAATACATAGACTTGTACCATTTGCAATGTCGTAGAGGTAGACTCCTGGAACAGTTGATTGCGTTTTCGTAAAGAGGATGTCGTTGGACGACAGAACTGCCAGACCTTGAATGCGACTATCGACGGACGCAACAGTCAGTTCCTGTAGGGTGGTTTGGCCAGATACGAAGTCGTAGTAGTAGATGTTTCCAGTATAGTAATCTGTAGTAAATACACGCGTCTCATCAGGAGTCAAGGCGATTCCTGAAAACTGCGAGTTCGATCCAACCGGCTGTTGGTACACGAGGTTGACAAGACCAAACCCGTAATTGTTCACTGTCGAAATAGAATTTCCATTTGCGGTTATGAAGTACAGGGTATTCTGAGAATTCACTGCGATTCCTCCAGTGTTTGTGGAATGGACATAGATGTTGCTATCTACAGTCAATGTCCCGGTACGATTGAACTGTGATAGTTTGAGGCGTAGGAGTTTTCCATCAGACGGAGATCCAAGAAAGAGGTACTTTCCAGCAGGATCGGTTGTTAGCGATGTTATTGGGCCGTCCAAAGCCCCAGTGTACCCCGTAACCGTAATTTGTTGAATGATGTTCGTGCCTTCGTTGAAGTTGTAGAGGTTTCCATTCGATGTACCAAAAAAGAAGCTGTTCCAGTAGGACTTTAAACCGAATAATGAGGGAGCCAGACACATTGCGGAAATCTGATCTCCGTTCAAATAGGATGCGATATTTGATGAGTATGCTATAGTCGCACCACTCATTAATTATACTGAACGCGGATTATTCCTACCTGATGTATGACCGCACGATGAAAAGAGATATGGCATCATGAATCACCGCTCCCCAGTACGCTTCGTACCACGATGACTGAAACCCTAAGATCATAACGAGGATGACAATGATCGAGCGGAGGAATGTATTGATCAGAACATTCGACGTGGGGAACAGGAACACGTTTACCATTTTCAGTAATGGTAGAGAAAAAAATACATTGTAGCCCAACGCACGGGGCGAGGGAAACCCGCCGTGCCGCTGTTCGCGAGAAAAAAATAATGTCAGTAAGGAGCATAAACAACAATGGGAGGTGGACTTATGCAGCTCGTCTCGTACGGTGCCCAGGATATCTACATCTCCGGCAACCCCCAGATTACCTTCTGGAAGGTGCTGTACAAGCGTCACACCAACTTCGCCATGGAGGCGATTGAGGTGACGTTCAACGGCCAGGCCGACTTCGGCCGCCGTGTCACGGCTGTCATCAGCCGTAACGCCGATCTGATGTACCGCACGTACATCCAGGTGACGCTGCCCCAGATCTACCTGACGGTCCCGAACACCCGCTTCCGCTGGCTCAACTACGTCGGCCACCGCCTGATCAAGCAGGTCGAGATCGAGATCGGCGGCTCCCGCATTGACCGCCAGTACGGCGACTGGATGCAGATCTGGACGCAGCTGACCCAGCCCCTCGGCACCCAGGTGTCGTTCGATGACATGGTGGGCAACTCCGCCGACCTGGTGCTGCTGAAGGATGCCGCTGGTGTCGCCCTGGACGCCACGTGTGCCGCGTCGGAGGCCACCAACTCGTGCCTCTCCCGTGCCGGCACCCCGCTCAAGACGCTGTACATCCCCCTGCAGTTCTGGTACTGCCGCAACCCCGGCCTGGCCATCCCGCTGATCGCCCTCCAGTACCACGAGGTCCGCATCAACGTCGAGTTCGAGCAGAACTACAACTGCTGCTACGCCGATGTTGCCGCGAGCAACGAGTTCGGCCTGCTCCCGACCTACCCGGCGGTGCTCAGCCTCGGCAACGGTGTCACGGCCGTCTCCCAGCTCCAGCTGGTGGCCGCGTCGCTGTACATCGACTACGTCTACCTCGACACGGAGGAGCGTCGCCGCTTCGCCCAGCAGTCGCACGAGTACCTGATTGACCAGCTCCAGTTCACGGGCGACGAGACGGTCACGGCCTCCTCGAACAAGATCCAGATGAACTTCAACCACCCCGTCAAGGAGCTGGTGTGGATTGTCCAGCGTGACTCGTTCGTCGACTGCAACGCCCCCCCGACGCCGTGGATTCAGGAGGCCCTGGGCCAGCAGCCCTTCAACTACTCCGACGACTGGTCGACGGAGGGCATTGTCACGGCGGTCCTCGGCCGCGGCTCGCTTGCCACCAACGGCCCGACCGTCACTTCGGGTGCCCCGGGTGTCCCCACATGGAATCTCTCGTCGGGAGCCGGTGCTCCTTCTGGTGCGTTCGGCGGCATGAACGCCCCTTACCTGCCTGGCCTCGGTGCCGCGTCGGGTGCCGGCCTATCG